GTATCTCTGGAATACTTCACCGTTAAAATATTTCGCATTAAATTGGGGTTGTCCAATATAACTCGGAGCGGGCATATTTTACCTCTTTCTATAAATTAAAAATTAATTATCGCATCGGGATGCTCATTCTTCATTTGCATCAACTGTGTTAATGTAGGTTTTGCGGGTGCAGGATTATTTGTAGGCTGAACAAATGTGGGAACTGGAGCAGGGGCAGGATTTTCAACTGCAAATGCATCAGGGTCACTCTGAGCATAAATAGCTTTAAAGTCATCTGCACCAATCAATTTGCCATCTTCAAATTGAAGTTTCTTGGCAATCATCTGATTTCTAAAATCATTCTTTGCCGCCTTACTTGTGAACTTCTGACCGTTTACATACTCAGTTACGGCAAATTCATATGCCTGCTGTTTAAGTTGTTTTTGATACTGTTTTGTCTCAGTATCATACTTCTGTTGGAGACTGGCTAAATCTTGTGACGCCTGTTTTAAAGCACTAATATCACCAGCTTCATCAAGCGTCTGCCTTAAAGTTGCAAGGTCATTATCACGGGTTTGAATTGTTGTATTTAAGGTGGTAATTTGAGTGTCACGAGTAGAAATATCATCATCATATTTCTGTCTTGATACATATTGACCCTCTGTTAAATCAACGAATTTTGCTGTACCCATTGTGGCTTGAAACTGCTCCCATGTAAGCGTTCCATTTTCAGCTTTGTCAAATATTTCCTTTACTGTCATTTTCAATTCTCCTTATACATTCTTTTATGTCTGTTATTTGTATATCCGCATTACAGTTTGCGGAGAATGTGCGTTCTTTAAACGTCTTTACGCTGGACAGTTCTCATTAATCTATGGGGAGACATGAACCATGTGCTCCCCACAAACCAAGGAGAAAATATGAAAACCTGGTACCCCTGTACCAATTTCATTGTAACACGTATTCATAAAAATGTAAATATTTTGTTTATATTTTTATACTTCGAAAGGTTGTCGTCAATACCCTGCTC